CAACTAGGGTCTCCTTGATTCGCTCGTAGCCACCGAAAGGGTTATCCTTGCTATGGAAGTAGTGGACGCTGGCATTGCGCTTTTTACTCCGTTGGACATAGGGTACAAGCTCGCCGCCTAGAAGCTCGGCTTCTCGGCTTTCTATGCTAGTAGCCCCATCTAAGTACTCTTTGATCACCTCAGTCCATCCATCGATAGGAGTAAAGGTTACGAGCATTTTAGAATTTCTCGTAGCTAATCGGAATCTTAGCGTATTAAGCAATTCGGGGCCGCCTAGATGCTCGTCCAACCAAACTCCTATATTATGCCAGACAGGTGTCCTTGAACCTAATTCAGCACCCTCAAGAATTGTGTCATTATTCGCGTAAGCAGCGTATGTTTTAAAGATAATCTGACTACCATTTGGTAAGATAAGCGAGTTATCCGTAAACCCGGTTTTCTTTTTGTATGAGATGTAAGTTGATGAGGAGGTGTGTTTTTGTTTTAATTCCTTTGGAAGCCAGTGCCAAATTAACGATTGTTGTTGGCGGATTGAAACCTCCGCTGTTTGAGAAAAACAAAATATCTCAGACCCAGCATTCTCAACTGCAGCACGAACTACACAATAACTAGCAAAGAAACTTTTGCCCGACCTGTTCCCACCACTTACCAAAATTTCATTGTGATTCCCTAACTCCTTCTCCGCGAGTTCCCAGTGTGGAAGCCTAAATGCGTAGTTGTAAGGATCTTCCTCCGAGTTTTTAATTGCCTCATGGTAAATGTAGTGAAGATTGACCAAGTCGCTTGGTTCCATTACGGCTATCTCCTCGTCAGTGGGAGGCTTCAAGATAGGATGTTTACGCCATTCTAGCATTTAGCAAATTCCCCTCTATGCTCTTTGGCTTTATTAAGGTACGCTTCAGAGGCCTCTTCTTTGGTTTTAAATCTTCCGATATTTATTGGTTTTCTGTTGAGCGTCATTTGCGCTCTCCACATGCCAGTGCATTTACAAAACGAAACACCCTTAACTCCAGAGGTGTTGTTTTTGTTCTTGCCTCTATTAAACATGTTTTCAGATCTACTCGCATGGCGTAGATTGGAAATCCTATTATCCGACTTATTTTCGTTAATGTGATCTATGTCCAATTCTGGCCACTCGCCATGAGACATTGCCCACGCAATTCTATGGGCAAAGAATTGCAGTCCATTAATCCAGATTGACCTGTACCCACGGCAATTCACATTTCCTGCTACATCGCCAGCCTTACCGCCTCTTTGCATGTCAACCCTCCATGTGAATGCACCCGTTTTGGGTTCGTAATTCAAAAAATCAAATAATTGTTTGACACCAAGAGCATCCTCTGGTTTTACTTTTTCAGCACTTTGCATAGTCATGTATGTATTGTGTTAGAGTGCCTCTAGACCGCATATCTAGTTGGCACTCGTTTTTTATCATTTGTGACGGTTGTGTCAAGTGGGCATTTACTTAGTTTTGTATGCGTCTGTCTCCATGAGAATGTCAACAATCCTGTAAACGCTCCCGCATTCCTCACATCCAAATGTATCCTCCTCCGCTGGAAATGACCCTCTATTCCCGTCAACAAAATGAAGCTCTCGACGCTTCTTACAATGTTTGCATACGCCAATGAAGGGCTTGACGAACTTCTCCAGCACCACATTCCAAATCTTAGCGTCAAACTTCTCTGCTAGATACGAAGCGTAAACACTGGTGTGGCACTTGTGCTGAACGCCGTCATGCTCGACCATGTAGTGGCGAACGAGGTTACCACCATCCTTAGCGTAATCAGCGTATCTTGATTCTGGTTCTGGTATCATTCTACGATTTCGGCTTCTACCGCTTGGGCTTTGACTTTATTGGCAATCCTGGACTTAGCTTCCGCAATCATCTTGGCGGCATCATCAATAGACGGCCCCTTGCGATGCTCAACAATGGTACTCGCCATGCCAGAGAGCTGTCCAGCCTTATCGGTCATAATGCCAATAGTCAACGCCAATCGGTCTGGGGAGATTGCCTTGAGCTGGTCTGGATCACGGCTCAGTTGCTCTGCTTTCTCGAACAACAGGTCTGTGTACTCAGCCGCAGCAATGGCGTAGCGTTTGGAGAACTCTTTACGCTTTGACTCCAGCGTGTCGTTATGCCTCCATTCCAGCGCACGAACAGTCTCATGCGTCACCTTGCACTTCTTTGCAATAGCATTGATACGACCACCCTGCGCTAGCATCCAGAGGATCTGTGCCGCCACATTCGGGTTGTAGTTCTCGATAGTGTTTCGAGGGAATTGCTTAGCCCTTTCCTTGACTTCAAGGAAGAACTCTTTCATCGCCTCTTTGCTATCAATCGCTGATAGGTCTTCGTCGCTCATTTGGTCTTCTTGCCGTTTTTAACCTTAACGGCCCCAGAGTGCAACTCTTTTTTGAGCTTATTCTGTTGCGTCGAGGAAAGCGGAGAAACCTTACTGAGCAGATAGCCTACTTGCTTTTTGCTTTTGGTCTTCATTTCTTCTGTAGGATTCTGATGTCGCGCACAACTTCCGGCGTGGCAATTCCCTTCTTCATGAACATTTTAAGAACCGAGTCTGGCTCTTGGCTTTTTTGCATCTGTTTGAAGATGTACCTAGCCCTAGTTCCATCGTTGGTGCTAAGTGCTTTTACCAGCTTATCTTTATCTCCAATGTTAAGCCTGTCATCAATAAGCCGTTGCTTATGGTGGCTTGCCAATGACTTGCCCTTGTTGGGATCTTGCTTGGCAATCTCACGAATCCTTGCTTCAATATCTTTCCTTGGAAGAATAGAGATTTCATCATAAGCATCCGTAATTGTATCACGCTTAATCTTCGGCGCATCAAGGATTTCACCATCAAGAGCAGTGAGCGCAATCTCGCTACCAAACCCATTCTCTCGAAGCATACCTGCAATCCTGCCATCATCAAGACCGATTGTACGCAAGTTACTTACATGGCGGTTTAATGATTGAAGGTTGTCTCTGTATGACTGGTTGCTTTGATTGTAGACTTCATCAAACTCCTGTTGGCTCATCTTCTCATCTTCAACACGAAACCTTGCAGAAGATATATTAGAACGAACAGCATTAAGATTTTCTTTTAACGATCTGGCTCTAAAACCAAATCCTTTATCTACATTCGTGTCATTGAAACGAAGTCCTACTAGCTTCTCTACAGTTTGAAGTAATGGTCTAGTTTGTGATTCTTTAACAAAATTAACAAAACTTGGAGTCAATAAACTTTCGGCAACAAAACCAGTCCTTTCTGCGAGTTGCGTAGTCTCATCTGGTGACGCGCTAATTGGTCTTCCCGTTTCGAAGTTGTAGTTGTTAACAGCTTGGGAAAGTGAGTTCATTACAAATGACCCTTTCCCGCGAATGTCTTCGGCTAATCCACCAACACCGAATTTAACAGCTTCAGTTAACGGCCTGCCATTCATCCCGGCAACAAATGGCCCAATCAGTTGCTGCTGTGGGAAGATATATGATAGATTCATCCATCCAATATCGCCAGTTTTTGGGTTTTCCTTAATGAAAAGAGGTTTTTTTTCAGCGTATTCTGGAAGAACAGTTTCACGATATGCTCTCTCTTTCTCTCTGTCGACACCAAGGAACTCCATTGTTTTAAGAGCTGTTGCCGTTGTCGTCCCATAAACAATAAACATTGAGGCTATCCTTTTGTAAGCCTCTTCTTTTATTGCCTTTTCGTTGGGAGTTACACCAAACTTTTTGGATAGTTCTTCTGAATAAGAGCCATCAAGCATGTTCTTAATTAGCTTCCCTTGATTGTACTGATTTCGCATCAATTCAAATGTGAATACTGCAAACTGATCAGCAGGAATACCATTTTTTGAAAGCGTCTTCAATCCATTGCTAACAAAATCGTAATTCTGTGATGTATTGTTTGTGAATCTAGCAGCCTCTTTTCTCACTAGATCTGGAGAAGCATTTGGGAATTGCTTAAATAATTGAGATTCATAGTTTCTTGCAGTTATGTATCTATTCTGAATATCTGCAAAACTATATAGTTTTCCAAATGGATCAATTGCTTTTTGTGCAAACCTTCCTATTTTTCCAGATTTCAATCCAGACTGAATATCAGCAAATGCAAGTCCCTTTGGGAATACACCAAGTTCCTTCCATGACTTAAACTCATCAATATCGACATTGGACATCATCTTGGCAACAGGCTCATATTGAGCTGCTGCAAACTTAGCACCTCTGCTTATATTCTTAAATGGATTCATACCCATCCCAGCCATATTCATTGGACCATAAATATAGTTTGTAGCATAGGAAACTGGATTAAAAACAGTCTTCATTGCTTTTGATGCCGACAAGAATGTTTGATACGCATCCTTTAATGTGTTGTCGGCAAAGTCCATTGCAGCATTGTCAGAGTTATTTGCGTACAAATGATTGATTGCCACTTGTAATTCTGGTGGCCCGTAGAGTTCTTCTTCTCCAATCCTTGCGTTACCTCTGCGCAGCTTAATTGGCTGAAGCCCTTCTACTCCTTCTCCAGCAAACTTAGCGATCCCCATATCCCTAAAGATGTTAGAGATCTGGTTGTCAGCTTTATCATACGCCACGAGCCTAGACAGCTTTGACATTGTTTCGCTGATCTTTTCACCTGGCGTTGTATACTCACCAAGGTACTTTCTTAACGCTGGGGATAAGTCTTTCTTTTCCTTTAGGATTCCAGCGTTCTGAGAGTAGATCCAATTGTGTAGCTCATCTGGATTACTGGCTTTTTTTGCGTTTAAGTCAGCTATGTACTTTCCCGCATCAGCCCTACTCATTGGAGGAAGATCAATCTCAGATCCGTAATTAGGATTGTCAATTTCAAGTCTATTACCTTGAGCGTCAGTTTTACGAATAAATTTACGCTCGTCTATTCCAATGCGGGGTTGAGTCGTTAGGTCGTCAAGCAATTCTTGATACGACTGTTTAGATGGAGAGTAGTTCGCGTCTCCAAAGAAGGCGTAAGATCTAGTAAGGTAATCACCTTCATTCTTGCTTTCCTCAATGTACTTGGCAAGAAGGTCTGGCATCTTCCTTTGCCCGTTGTAGTGCATCTCAAGAAGTCCATCTTGATACTCAGCAATGTACTTTCTGGCTTGAGAAAGATCAGCAGCAAAAGACTCAAGCTCCTTGGGAACCTTGGGGGCTTTACCTGTAATATACTCCAACGAAAGCTGCTGTATTGCGGCTGGATCGGAGGACTTTGCGATAGCGTCATTTACCCTAGATCCAAGAATGCCTCCTACCTCGCGGCCAGTAGAAGCAATGTTGGCTGCGTCACGCATTGCTTGAGCTGCTTCTTTTCCAACGACTTTAGTCGGAGCAATGTTGGCCTTTGCGGTTTGTCCAAGAGTTCCTACAAATTGCTTGAGATTATCTGATGAGAATACTTGTTTGTGATCAACACCTTGAGTGACGGCATCAATATAGGATACCGCCCCGCTATCACCGCGACTAACCAAATCATTTAATTCTTTTGGCAGCTTTCCAGCAAACTTTTTTAGAATAGGTATCATTTTCTGCTGTGACAATCCAAGTCCCGCCCCAAGTGTTGCAGCCAATGTGGTAGGCCCAACGAGTTCACCCGCGCTTGGAAGTTCTCCAGTTTCATAGAGTTGTTCAGCTGCCACTGTTGTTGGCGCAGAAATAGCTCCAACGGCAGCAGTTGCAGTAACTGGGCGTTTAGCTAATGCCTCAGATGCTTTAATTAATGCTTGTGGCCCTTTTGTAATCTTACTTCCTGGAATAAGGTTCATCAATGCCGATACGGCAGTCCTCCCCCAGTTGATTGAGTCGCGGCCTTCTATTTTTTGAGCGGAGATAGACCCAGTTGCGCCACCTCCAGTCGCCCCAAGAAAATAACCAATACCAGCTCCAATTGGAACTGTAATAATTTCTTCTGGCAACAATGCTTGCGGCCCCATTTGGCCTAATGCCAAAGCAGTTCCAGCTCCAGCTAGTGTACCAGCAGCCTTGGAACCTTCTGCGATCCCGATCTCTGCTAGAAGTCCAGCACCTATTTGCAGGGGAGATGGTTCTTTCTCTGGTTTTTTTTCAGCTTCTTTAACCCTAGACTCAAGATCCTTATTTACAGATTCCTGCGTTCGCTCAGCAGTAACCGGTATTGCAACTCCATCAATATCAACGGTTGGCTGAATGCCTTGCGCTTCTTTATTAAGATTCTCGGCTACCTGCTCGTTTTGGATAGCCTCTTCTTTTGGCGCGGGCGTAATTGAAGAAGCGATCTCGTCAATCTCCTCGTCAGTTAAAACCGAATCTGCCTCAATGGTTTTTCCGTTGATAACATATTTGGGCATAAGCTAATTATTCGGGGATGATTTGATAAGATGTTCCAGATTTGGTTTTATTTTTGTTGTCTTTTGGCTTTGGATTAGATTGTCCTCTCTCACCAAAAACATCTGGTAGATCAGTCTTGGTAAACACACCCATTAAACCCTTGCCGCCAGCGGCGTTCATTAAGATAACAGCCTCTTCATCATTACCAGCTTTATATGCCTCTGATGCTTTACGCATGGTAATTTGTTTTTCCTCCATGCTTGTTGGAGCGGTTTGAACTCCTTGAGTGTAAACCTCTGGTTGAGCCACAACTCCCTCAACTGGCGCGACATCGTAAGTTTGTCCAAGCGCAACTGGGGCTTGAGAAACAAATGGAACACCCATTGCCTCAGTTTCAGCTTTAGGTTCCTTTTGATACATCGAGTTAAATACATCAGAGTTGATTGCTCCTTTGCTTACTGGCTGTCCGCCCATATATCTCGTGCCAGACTTAGACCCGATTTCAATCTGTGTTCCGTCAGCAAGAACCTTCGGCTTCTTTTCCTCTTCGGTTTGGATTGCGAGAGACTTGTCGATAAAAGAAGAAACCTTCGCTAGTTGTTCACTGGCCTTCTTTGTGTCACCTTTTGCAACAAGCGACGACAGCCTAGAAAGATCGGAGTTGGGAAGATCAATCCCGCGCTCATCAGCAAGAGCAATAGAGTCTTGAATACGCATCGCAAGCTCATCAGAACTGTATTCTGGGGGGTTTTCTTTCTCGCTTACCTTCGGTGTAGGAACAGACGCTTTCTTTTGAAAATCGAATAATTGAGAAACATTGCCAGAAAATGCTTTTCCATTTTTGTTTACAATTGCGTTTCTAATTTGATTTTCAAATAAGTCCGCTTGATCGTTATACCCATTAGTCCGCATCAATTTGATAGCCGTTTCCGCTTGTGCAACGGTCGACTTTATATTTGAGTTTGGTGAAAGAAGGCTTTGAAGTGATTCCATAATTTTAATAATTAAAATACAACTCCGGACGCGCTATCTACATCACCACCACCGCCACCACTTTGAGATGCAGCAAACTTCTGTTGGCGAAGCCCCATCATTGCGTTTTGGTTAATAAGTTGTTGGACTTCAAACCCAGTCTTCATTGTGCCAAACAAAGATTCTGCGGCAGAGATCCGTTGAGACAATGGTATTTCTTGATCATCAAGGGTGGCTTTCAACTCACTAATTCCTGGGACCAAGTCTGGTGCTTTAGCTTCAAGCAGTCCGGCAATTCGACTTGCAGTATCAACAGACTTAACCTTTTCTTTTTGCTGCTTGAAGTAGTCGCCTACTTGGGTTATAGCCTTCCCGATACCTTCACCCAAATTCTGCATCCCCTGTGCTTGGATCTCCGCAGCCCTTGTGAAGCCAGAGTAATCCTGCACAAACATCCGTGGGTCTATGCCCTCGCCAAGTCGTTGTCCTAATTGCATGCTGTTAGTCTTTCATATAAGTTGGAATACTTTGGTCAAACCAAGTAACTCGTTTTGAAATGTTTTCAATTGTGCAGTCCAGCCTTGGGCAATGCACAAATTTAGGGGCCGACTCCCTACGGTCAATACAGGCGGTACAGGCGTGAACATAGTCACAATTATGTGTCCGGTCAACCTTCTCTGACCACTTGCCATTTACCTTTTCATATCGGCTAGTCTGGATTGGTACATTGTTTTCCTCACAGTATTGGAACACATCATCGTGCGTCCAATTTTTCATTGGGTAGAAGGCATTGCACTGTCCGGGGTTGATACGCACATCTACGCGCACCCCAGCGTCTCCCCCGTAAATTGGGTCAGAGTCGCAGAGTTTGTGACCAACCAGCATCCCATCCCATCCTGCGATAATGCCGGGGTTCTTTGGACGGTTGTAAATATCCATAGCGCACACCCACGGCTTACCTTCCTCCATAGGCGTAATGCCAGTAGGGCAAGTCATGTCGGTGTTGTCAAAGATATACTTGTTCTGTACTTCAAACTCATCACCAGTCTGCTGAAACGCCGAGAATGTTGGATGCCATGTGTACACCTCAAGACCCCATTCCTCAATAATGCGATTCTGGAATGCGTATTTGCTTGGTTGCCATTGTTCTCGATAAAATACAATTGGGACTTTTACGCCCACTTTTTTGAACACAAGGTCAAGAAGTGCCATGCTATCCTTGCCACCGCTCCAAGCAAGGCACGGTTTTTTAGAGACACTTAAACATGTCTCAATATTCTTAATAGCGTTCTGTATTTTTTTGAACATTAGATTGCAGCGATTGCTCCGGGCGCGGCTAGGGCAGTCCCAACTCCTTGGGCAAGACCCCCAAGTCCACCAAACAATCCAGATGAGTAAGATGCCTGCGCTTGTGCGTTGGCCGCTTGTGCATTCATAATATTCTGCCTGTTAGCCGCACCAAGGTTGAGGAACGCATCTGGCGAGAATAGCTGTGGCCCAACTTGTTGAGCGGATACTGGAGTCCCGCCAAGCAACCCAAGTCCGGGGCTATAGAAATTCTGCCCAAGGTTGTATGCTTGAGTGCCAAGTGAGGACGCTTGACTAAGCAACCCAGACTGACGGGCTAGGCGTTGGTTTTCGATGTCTTGTGATAGCCCCGCAAGACCCATAGCACCTTGTTGCGCGATACCACCATATTGTGCGGCCTCGGCTCGGCGTTGAGCAAGGGCTTGCTCCCTGTTCATTACCTCTGCGGAAATTGCTGCATTGCCACCAATCCGTCCAGATGCTGCGGCGGCTTCTCTGGCTGCCTGCTGTGATGAGCGGAGTTGCTCTGGGGAAAGGCGACCAGACCTTCCATATGCCTCTTGCGCTGCTTGAGTCTGAAGCGCAGACAAGCCGCCATATTGCTCCATCGCTTTTTGGGCAATCGGTGTAGCAGTATCTTGATACCCAGCCTGCATCTGACGAGCTTGTTGGGCAAGTCCACCCGCCGCCTCAACCTCACGGGCTTGTTCTGGGGAAAGCGATTGGAGCAGCCCACGAACTGTTCCTACATTGCGACCCATTCCAGCCAACTCAAGAGAGCGAGCAAGATCAATCTGCTCTTGATTGAGGCGAGTGAACTGAGGACGATACTGCTGCTCAAACGCAAGAATGCTTGGTAGCGATTGCTGATAGGCAGTCAATCCAGCACGAATGTCAGCTGCGTAATCAACCTTTGGTGGGGCGACTGCTTTTGGTTTTTTTCCCATATGCGTGTTATTTAAGTTTGTTGTAAAATTCGTGCATGTCGTAGCACCTTAACCTATGGGAGTTCTTGAAGTCCCGCTGAAATGAAATGTATTGGAAGTCGTCCACAAACTTGCGTAGTGCCTTTTCCATGTTTCCCGTGCAGATTGTGACAAACAATGTATCAGAATGTTCAAACAAGCAGGGTGTTTCTGGTGACTCAGAATCAGAGAAGTAGCACATGGAGAAAGAATCGTGATCACAAACAACAATGCCATGACATAAGTGCCATGTGAGAAGTTGTTGGAAATCAATATCATTTTCTTCATAAAGTGCTATCGTTGATTTCCAACAACTTCTCACA